GGGTCGGGAGACTTGAAATAAGTCCTCAACGGAGAAAACTCCATCTCCTGAAGAAGCTGCACCTCGCGGAATCTGGCCGCCTGCGTATCCATGGATGGAGCTACGGGAATATTAATCCCCCCGTTGGCGTTGATAGTGGCCGCCGTGGTCAGCCCTCCGTCCAGCGTCATATTGCCTCCGGCATCCACCTGCGGGATGGCGTCCAGGGCCTGCTGGGCCGCCGTGGCGGCACTGGCCGCGCTGGTGGCGGATGTCCCGGCTCTTTCCGCTGCCGCTTCTGCTGCTGTCTGTGCCGTCTGTGCGGTAGTGCTGGCATCAGTAGCTTTTTGGACCATTCCGGCAATGGACGACTCCGCCTCCGTCCCCGCATCCGTCACGGCCTTCACCGCCGTTCCCTTCTCTTCCCTCACACTCTGCACGGCCTGATCCTTCGCCGCCTTCACAGCCTCCGTGGCAACCGTTCCGGTCCCTTCCACTGCACTCACAGCCTCCGTCCCCGCATCCGTCACGGCCTTCACCGCCGTTCCCTTCTCTTCCCTCACACTCTGCACGGCCTGATCCTTCGCCGCCTTCACGGCCTCCGTAGCAACCGTTCCGGCCCCTTCCACTGCACTCACAGCCTCCGTCCCCGCATCCGTCACGGCCTTCACTGCCGCATCCGCCACACTGCCAAACCCCTCCACCTTCTCACCAATCCACCTCTTCAACTCCTCAATAGACTTCAGGGCCGCCTCCGCGCCATCAGCAAAAGCTCCGGCCCTCCGGCTCAACAAATCCACCAAACCGGCTTCAGACAACTCTACCCTGATAACCCCGTCCACCGTATCGGGCAAAACCAAAGTAGCGGCATCATTCACAACTACACCACCCTCTCCCAGAGGCGGAACCACACGCCCGGCAACCACCATCGTCCCGCGTACCAAAGCCCGTTCAGTCGCGCCAATCACTACAAACAAATCAAAACTATGCCGTCCAGCAGGCAGGCAGGACCAGCCGAACAAAAGCTTACCGCCCTCTACGGCACAAACAAACTCTTGAAGGGGAGCCGTATTCACGGCCCCCCTGAAGCTCACGCCGCTCAAATCCGCCTCACTGCCGGCGGAATCCGTAAGCGTCAGCTCAAACACCTGAGCCAAGCCGCTCACCGTCTTAACATCCAGTATGGCAGGTTCCAGCCCCGCCCATGCACTCAACTCAAGCATAAACTATCCTCGTTAACCCTTGAAAAACTCATCAATGGCACGGGCAATCGCCACGCACAACGGCTCAATCCGTTCTTCCAATCTGTCACAATCCGTCACATGACTGGAAGCAAAAGAAGGCTCCAACAGTAAAGCAGGCATATTCGTTTTCTTGAAATACATATACGCCTTATCAGTTTTATAACGAACAAACTTCAAACCGCGATCGGGAAGCTTCAACACATCGCACATCGCCGCTTGAATTAACTTGGCTGCCCTCTTTCCCCCTTCGGAATTATACCAGCACCACGTTTCCGTGCCACCAATGCCAGTATCTGCCTCATTAAAATGAAACTCCACGGCTAAATCCGCCCCCGTCGCATTGCACGCTCTCGCGGCATAAGTAGGCGTAATCCCGCCCACTTCGGACCTATTACACACCACAGCCTTATATCCCAGACGTTCCAACTCATCCTTCACCCTGCCAATATTAGCTTTCCAAAAACTGAACTCGCTCCACTTCCTATCTGCACTCACTGATCCCCCGTCCTGTGGACTGTGCCCTATGCTCAACGCTACAATCTTCATTTGCCGCATCCTTTCCCTTTTTTGCCTTTTCTCTTAGCCATAACTAATTCCTGTCTATCTTCTTTCTTATTATCTTCTATGTACTCTTATTTAAAATCCGGAACGGACCGTCATCGCTATCCAGTCTTTTAGTTACCCATAACTCCCAAGATCACCTCCAATAACGACAACGACCCGTTCCGGAAACTCTACTGTGTTCTATGCTCCAAATTGGACAACCGCACATCTATCGTCCTCAAAACTTCTGTTTGAATAGCGTAATTTTCAGTTTGTTCCTTCAAGAAACTCTTGAAATCACCGTAAATACACGCCATGCCGATAAACCCGCCACTCAATACGATAATTAGCAACGTCAACACACCGTTCTTCCCATCCAAGGCCGCGCGTAAAGTATTGACAATACGCAAAACCCAATCTATCGGCTGACACATGATCTTGTCCAATCTATCAACTCAGTCCACTACGTCCATCACTTCGTCATCCGCTGTTCCACCGCAGGAACCTCTTCCTGCGGCTTCACTACGGAAACAACCACGGCCCCCGTCTTACCGTCACGGGAAACCGCCAGCATCCCCTGATCGGAAGACAGGCTCATCCCGGCAGACGCCCCGCACCCGGAACACACGGCGGAAACAGCGGCGGCCAGACCGGCCAGCACCAGCCACAACAGCCGTTCCCACCACTTCAGAGCCTTCCCTTTCGTCTTCTCGTAGGCATCCTTCACGCCCTGCTTCCCGGCCTCCACAGCCGCCTTCTTCTCTTCATCCGTCAACTTGCTCATGGCTATCAACTTCTTTCTCTTGATTCTCCTATTCACTAAACTAACTACTAACTCTTAACTATTAACTAAAAAAGACCGTCCCGGAGGCATGAACCCCCAGGACAACCCCGTTACGCCACATCCGGCTCCTCGTAGCACTCCACGGCCACTACGCCCTTATCCTCGGACCGCACGCCGCCCAAACCGATCACGGTATAAATCTGCGTACAATTCTTCTTATCCGTACGAATCGTAATCTCTGTCCGGGAATCTTCCCAGAACGCAAAATCAACCGCCTCCCTCACGTAAGCAACGCACGTACGCATCTTTTTATCAGGATCATACGGCAAATGTTCCGTTTGCACCCATTCAAAGCCCATGAAAGACGTCTTCAAATCACCGTCCATCAGAGCCTTCACGGCAGCATACTGAGCATTCGTTGCTTTCTCGTCACCCAGCAATTCCATAAGTTGAGCAACGGAAACAAGAAAAATCGCCTTGTCACCGCGCTTCATGGCCTCGCTCTTCACTAGCTTGGCTCGGGCCAGCCTGATCTTGTCAAATGTCAACCCGGTATCTGCCGGAACATCCGGAGCCTTCCCGTAAACGGCATTCATGGCAATCTTCTGTGAAGCGGGCAGGACAACCTTCCCCGTTCCGTTTTCTCCATCCAGAGCATCACCAAGACAAGCCTCAATAATGCGTTCGTCAATCGTGCGTTCACAAGCCGCTAACTGTGCTTCCTGTGTCTTCGTGACAATCTGGTCTCCAAACTGGGTTTCCAGATTAATCTGACGATCGTGTAAATAACCATCTTCCCACCACTCAGGAGCCATCCAGCGTTTGGAAAACGTATTCGCATTATCCGGCGTATCTGTTTTCCCTCCCGTGGACTTGGACAGGGACCGTTTCCCTATCTTCGGAATCTCAAACAGCTTGTCCCTGATCCCCGTGTGTACCGTCACCAATCCCCTCAGTCTGGAAGCCGTCTGTTGCAGAGCCGACTGCAACTTACGACTATACTGAATCGTCTTTGTTTTTTCTATGCTTAACTCAGCCATGCCAGCACCATCCCACGCCGCCATAAAAAAAGAGTGGGTGCAAATGTCACACCCACTCCAAACAGCACGCCTTGTTAAACTCCCCCTACTCTCCCAACCACTTCTCCGCCATCCCGGACAAATGCTTCAGGTAATTTGCCAACGCCGCCACCCCCAGACTCACGGACGTAATCGCCCCGCCCTTCGGACTCCGCCACGCGCCCAGCATGGCCGTCAGGCTTGCCAGCGTCGCCACGCTCCGGCTCTGTTGCCTCACATCCTTCCAGCTATCGGCATCAAAAATATTCGCCAGCCGTTCCAAATCCTTCAGTGTCAAATCCACTTGGGACCCCATCACCGCCGTCTGAGTCTGCATCTTCAGACCCAGCCAATCACAAACCCGATTCACGGCGGAATCCGTCAAATTGCCGAGAAACGGCACACCGTTCAACGGCCCCAGAACAATCCCCGGCAAATAATTCAGCGGATTGCGCCTCTCGTCGTCATCCCCGCCCGGCCTCATCAAGTTATTAATAAGATACCCCAGCGCCTGCATCGCCACGCCCTGAATCAGCCAGCTCCGCACCGCCAGCCTCACCTTCCCGCGCGTCAAATAATGCATCACCGTCGCACTCCGTTGCAACGTCTCGGACATCAAAAACCATTCTGCAGAAAAAATCCCCTTCGTCTTCTCCAGCATCTTCGGCATCTGAGTCCAATTAATCGGCTGAGCCGTGGAAAGCCCCTCCTCAATCACATCCCGCGCAAACTCCATCGCCTCCGGCTTCGTCATCCCCTGCTCAATCCCCTGCCGGAAATAATGGTCAAACGCCGCCGCAAAACTCACCGCGTTACTGCCGGAATCCAGCAACCCGAAAACCTTCCCGGACTGATTCACCACCTCTTCCATCATCCCAACCCGGCCACCAAGCTGCTTCTTGTAACCCAGCAACACGGAATACATAAACCCGTCCTTCCGCGCCTGAAACAAATCGGACTCAAAAAGCTCCTTCACACTCATCACGGACTTGCCGCCGGCCACCCGCGCCAGACCATGAACCCACTCGCCAATGCTCAAATCACACCCGTGCAGGGCATTAAACACCGCCGTCGTCTGTTTCAAATAACTCGTCACCTGCCCTAAAATCACGGACAGGGCGCGGGCATTCATCACCTCATTCTTCACCTTCTCCGCCGCGTCCAACTCAGCCACGGCATCCGCGCCTCCATGTTCTAGCCGGTTAATCAGCACCTGAAAACCCCGGTAATCCAGACCGCCCAAATTCGCCATCAGCTTCTGAGCCGTCGCCGGATCGCTTAAAATCCCCTTGTACCGCTCCACAACCTCCTGAGAACACACCCAATTAATCGCATTCGCATGATGCTTCCAAAACAAGGCCAACGCGCCCTGCGTCGTATCAAGATACCGTTTGTGCGCAAAATCACGCACGGAAAGGAACCCGTCCGTCCTACCCACGGCAACCGTCCCGTCATCCCCCAGAATCGCCGCCAGCTCGCCATCCTCCCGCGTCTCGGCCACCATCCAGCGGAGCGGAGAATAATCCCGCCGCTTGCTGAAAGGCACTCCATACCTCTCCTCATAAAGCGGCCTGATCCTGTCTCCGGTCAGTGCATACTCCTCAAACAACACCTTCTTCAGTGCCATCCCCATATCCCCTACAAACTCTTCCAGCTTCTCCCTGTGGGAATCATTCCAGCCGCGCCGCCGCATGGGAGTCACAAAATCCGCAACCCCTGAATTAAACACATTCGGCTGGTCCATGCACATCAGCACAAACAACGCCTGATCCCGGCTCAGCTTCGGCATCGGTTCTGCCTCCATATCATACCACTCCTCCACCTCAAACCACTTCCGCGCCCGGTTCTCTCCCCGGCCCCAGGACTCATACTCCTCCTTCAGCAAATCAATCGTCTTCTGGGAATACAAATCCACCCCCCACCACGGATTCTTCTCGCGCTTCTCCAAAAGCTTCGCCGCCTGGTCAATCGTCAGCCTCGTCTTCCTCACCCCCTTCTCAGCCAGACTCAGCCCCAAATCCTCCGCAGTCCCCCACATCTGAAGAAACTCATTCACCTTCCTGTCGGACTTCGTATTCAACAGCCTCTTCAGTACGCCGTTCATCTTGTCCACCTCTTCCGCCCTCAAGGACTGGGCCTTATCCGTAGCATTCAAAAAATCCTTCTTGAACCCCTTGAAAAACGACTGCCCCGGCCCGTCACAAAGCCGTTGCAAAAACCTCACCGGATTATCCAGCCAGCCCATCATCACGCCCCGCTTCGCCCGGCCCGTCTCACTATCCACGCCCAAATCGCTCACCTCCATCTGGGCCTGATGCACGCTCCTCTGGCTTACCCTCTTCGGCAGCTCATTCCTCAACGCCGTCCCGGCCTCCTTCCAGCCGTCCACCTTCTCCTGAAGATGTGCCTGCCATGCCTCCGCGCTTCGGTCGATAAACACGCTCACCGCCTCATGAATATCCAGCATCCGGTTCACATCCGCGGAACCGGCGGCGGAAAACTTCATCCACCAATTCAACTCCGTACAAAGCCGTTGCTTCTCAGCCAACAGCCCGCCGTCTGCCACCGGACTCTCCGTTCCCAACTCCCCGGACCAAAACTTATCCGTCCTCAACTTCTCTTCCACCGCCGCAACCCTCGCACTCAACTCCTCAACATGCACTTCCACCTCTCTCCCCGTCGCATACACCGCAGGCTTCACCACCCTCCGTAAAAACTCCGTGGGCCTCGCCCCCAACCGGCTCACCTTAAACTTGCGCGTCTTCTCGTCAATCACGGCCTCATGCTCTGAAATCAACCTCTTCACCTCGCCAAAAAGCTCATCCCGGACATGCAAATCAATCACCTCTCCACACCGCTTGTAAACCTTCATCAGCAAATCATCCACCGTCTTCCCGATCAACTCGTCAAAAAACTCCGGATGAAAATCCATCTTCCGGTTCGCCGCCGCAAGCTGACTCTTCGTCAAAGCATCCGTAGGAGAAAAACGCCCGTCCTCCAGCGCCCCCATCAGAAAATCCAAAAGCCTCTCCTGCCCGGCCAGCTTCCCGCGCACCCTCTCCGGCAGCGTGGCAATAGCCACCTTCATAATGCTCCTCGCCTCCGCGATCCGCACCCGCACATCATCCGCACTCGCTCCCCGGCTCCGGAACAGGGCGTCCAGCGCACGCCCCTCCTTCTCCACACGCTCAACCACATGCCCCCAATACCCGCGCACCGCCTCGCTCCGGCTCCGCTCCATCTGCCGCCTCATCTCCCCAAGCAAATCCTCCCGCACGGAAAAACTCACTCCCTGTCCACTCCCTCCATCCTGTCCATCCTTGACAACTCCCCCCTCATCTGCCACACTACCCTTGCGGCGTTGAGGACCATAAACCTCCGGCGTGCCGGTCCCGTCACCGGTGGACGCCGCCTTCACCCAGGCTGTCCGGAACGTCAGTCTGGGCTTTTTGCTTCTCCGGCCAGCCGTCTCAATCACCTGCTCTACGGAAAACACCTCTCCGTGAGGATAAACCTTCACGTACGCCACGGAAGACCTGTTACTCCCGCCCTTGCGGAACTCCATCCGGTCATACCCGTCCAGCACGTCCAGCACCAGCTTCACGTCATCCTTCGTCAAATCAAGCTGCCCCTTCCCTTGTTTGGAATCGTACCCGTGCTTCTTCAGTGCATGAACGATACCCTCTGCGGTAAACTCATGCACCATTCCGCGTACATCAATCCCCAGTCCGGCCTTAATATCGGCAATCTCCCTCTCTGACGCCTCCCGGAACTCCACGGCCCCCAGCTTCGTCTTATCCGCCTCTCCGCTATTCACCACCAAATCCACAAAATCCATCACTCTCCGTTTCCCGGCATCCTTCCCCATCTCGTCCAGCTTCTCCTTCACGGAAAAAGACACGCGGCGTTTAACCCGGCCCCCGCCATCCTTGGCAGGATCCTTCCCCCTTGCCACATCCAGCACAAACTGGGCCTCCTCCAGCGTTGCCCCTCTCATCATCTGGAAAAAATCAATCCCGGACTGTGCAAACTCCCGCTCCACATCCTCCTTCCCCTTATCCAGCACATCCTTCATCAACCCCTCCCGGTACGCGTCCGCCCCATACCGTTTTGCATACATCAAATGAAAATCATAATCCGTCAAAAGCTTCTCCGGCCTGCCCTTCAACTCCGCAAGCTGACGCTCAAACTTCCTCTTCGTTAAATCCGCCCGGCTCTGGGCAAAATCCGCTCCCACGGCATCATACACGAAAGAAGCGAAATCTCCTTTCACGGCTCCTGAATCCACCGCCTTCCGGAACGCCCCGGCCAAACCGGCCATCTCCGCTATCTTCCGGCCCAACGCCTCCATCACCTCCAAAAACCGCCTCACGGGCGCAGGCAAATCCTTCTTGCGGTACTCGCCGGCAAACACCGCCTGCATCAACTTGCTCATCCCCTCCACAACGGCCAGCTCGCTCCTCCCGGCATCCGTGCCCTTCGCCAGAAAACTCTCGTCCACCAGCTTCCAGCCTTTCACCCCCTGTTCCTTCAGGGCACTCTGAGTCTCCGCAAGATTGCGGGCAAACCACGCCAACTCCCTTCCGGCGGCCAGCTCGCCCTTCACATACAACTCAGCCATCTCCTCCACCAAATCCAAAAACGTCGTCTCCCCCTCATAAAACCGGATCACCCTCTTCCCGCACTCCAACTCATAATTAAACGCCGGAGCATGAACCCCGTCCCGCTCCATCACCCTCTCCACCTCCGCATCCGTCACCTCCCCGGAAAACCCCTCCCCGCGCGCCAGCTCGCCGCGCTTCAGGGCCACCTCCACGCGGTCCCGGAAATTATTCGGCAGTACGGCCATAAACACATCCTCTTCCTCCGCGCTCAAATCCTCCTTGCTCCACTCCCGCTTCCTGTCCTCCGCCTGCTTCCTGTTCCGTTCCGCCACGCGCATCAGGGCATCATCCGCCATCCTCCGCAGGGCCTTGTAACTCATTACCGTTCCCGTCCGCTTGAAATCCACGTTGCACCGTTCGGCAAAATAACCCACGGACGCACTCTCCATCACCGCATTCCTCAGCGTAAAATCCTGATTCAAGGCCCACTCCTGCACCTTCGCTGTCAGGAACCGGTTCCCCGTCTCCAAATCCATCTCCACAAACCCCTTCCCCTTCTTGGCATCGCTCACGCTCTCTCCACCCTCTCCCTTCTCTCCGCTCTCCCAGCCGCTAAACTCCACGGCCTCCGCATCATACACATGCAACTTCCCGTTCATGACCTCCGCGCGCGGAATTGCCCTCTGCTCCATCAAAGACTGAACCAGCGGCACATCTGGAGTCATCAGCACGCCGATAGGCTCGCCAAGCCTCTCCGCCGTCCTCTCCCGGCAATTCTTCTCAAGCACAATATCAAACAACCTCAGCTTGTCCCCGTCGTTCTCCGCATTCAGGACGGCCTTAATCTCCTCATCCGTAAACTTCAGCCCCTTCATGGCCTCCGGACTCTCCGCGCACTCCATCTTCACCCCCCTGATCCTCTCGTCCGCCACAGCCGCCGCGCGGAACGGACTATTCTTCGCGTAACGTCCGTAACCCAGCAACAGGGACATAGGCAGGGCCACCAGAAAATTCCTCCACGTCATCGCCTCGCGGGCCTCCGCATCCGCTTCATCCCAGCTCTTCCCGTTCCCCCCTGTGAACATATTGGACGCCACGGAACGCACATAAGGCTCAATCACCGTCTGAGTATGCAGAACCCCATTCTCCAGCCCCACAAACAGCGGTCCGCGCCCCCAGAAACGGTCTGTCTCCAAGGCACGGCCCAAAAGCCCCCGCATCCCTGTCTTCCGCCCTGCCCAATTCATCAGCCTGTCATAAGCCTTCCCCACCAGCTTCCCGCCTTTCCCAAGCCCCCAAATATTGGTTGCCCACATCCCCACGCCTTCGCCATAGGCCGCATTTCTGGCCGTCAAATTATCCGCGCCCTTAGCCAAATAAGATGTCTCAGCCGTATCCTGAACTTCTAACAATGAAGACACTCCATAAGTAGTTGCAAAAGGAACCATCCCACCAAAACAACCGGAAACATCCTCCATCAAACTCACAAACTCATTCTCAGAACGGGCCTTGTACTGACCCATACGTATCTGTTGAACATCCTGAGCCACCTTATTCACGCGGGCGGTCCAGTGCGGATCAGAAAACTTCTCCTCCCCCTTCTTTGTTAAACCCACGCTCTCCAAAAACTCTGCCAAACCAGACTCTACCCAACGAGAAGCCCCATGCACCAACCCTTCATTCGCCATCCCGGCAAAACTATTCAACATTCTCCCTGCCGCGTTCTCCTGCCCCTTCTGTAAATCCACCAGCCCGGCAATCGCCCCAAGAGCCAGCTCATACGCCTGCGGATCATCCCGGTGAAGCTTCGCCAGCTCCACCACCCAGCGGCCCTCCTCATACTTGGAATACCCATACGTTCTCAGCCCGTCAATGCCTGTCTGCATCCCCTGAGCCTTCGGGCTATGGCCGTCATCGCCGTAAGCCATCTCCTTCACAAACGCCGCCGCCCGTCTCTGGCTCTCTGCCAGCCGTCCCGCCGCCGCCAGAAACTCCGGACTCCTGCCCGCGTGATCTCGCGGATCAAGGGAAAACTCCTTCCCGCTCCCCGTTGCGGTCATCATCTCGCCCCACACATCGGCCAAATCCCTCTTCACCTGTTCCCGCCTGGTACGTCCCGCCCCGGCCTGCCGGCGCAACTCCGCCGCCATCACATGGGCTTCATCCGTGTCCAGTCCCAGCCTCTCCGCCAGAAACACCCGGCTCAACGCGGGCGCACCGCCCACAAACGCCTGAACATACCCGTCAACCAGCACCTCATCCTTCTCCTCCTGACTCAGCCCCTTGTAAAAACTCACAACACCCTTCCCAAGCGTACCCTCCACATCCTTCACCTGATCCGCGTCCAGCTCCACACCCTCGCCAATCTCCGCCATAAGCTGATAAGCCCGGCCCCGCTTCACATCAGCCGCCGCCGCCACGCTTCCCCGGCCCAGCCCCCTCTTCTCCCAATACTCCTCCAAAGACTGTTTCACGGTCCCGTACTCCGGACTATCCACACTCATCAAACTAAAATCCGCCATCACGGACCGGTACTGCCTGTCACTCGTAATCACCTGTCCCGGCACCCATCGCCTTCCCTCATCCTCCACAACGGCGGCCACCTCCTCAACCTGATCCCCGCCCATCACATTCAGACCGCCATCCGGCCCCACCTGCGGCCTATTCACAATCCCCGGCCTCAAATCCACATGCCCCGCTTCATCCTGTCCATTCAATCCGGCCATGCCACTCTGCTTCTTCATTTCCAAAACGTCATTCATAAAATATTTAATCTTTAATCACTAATAATTAGTCTTTATTAAAAAGCTTCCCCCGCCCTTCCTTCTCCGCCTTCTCCTTATCCGGAAAATCAAACCTCACCGCCGCCTTGAACTTGCTCCCCGGCACCAGCCGCAGAGCAATAGCTGCCTTGCGGGAAAACCCGAACGCATTCCCAGGTACCACGGCCACCCGCTGGGGCCTGTACACCCGGCCATCGGAAAGCTCAAAACTCACATCCGGCACAAACTGTCCCTTCAACTGCGGAAACCGTGCCAAATGATCCTCTCCGACAACAAAACACTCCTCATCCCACACCGCCTTCACATGCGGATCACGCGCATCCGCCACCGGCACACTCATCGTCTTCGTCCGCACACTCAGCCTCTCATCCGGCTGAGGAAGTGCAAGAGCCTTCTTCTTCAACTCGCTCAAAGCCCCCTGAGCCTTCATGCGCTGGACAAAATCGGCGTCATCATCCTTCGCGGCATCCGCTTCGGAACCATTCTGCAGAAGCAGAAAATCCAGCGTGGAAGCATGCCGCCCCGTCAGCCTGTACGCCTTCTCCCTCATCGCAGTAACAAACCTCACGGAACTCTTCTCGCCCGGATGCGCCGCCTGCCACTCCACAGCCCACCTCTTCATCTCCATGACATTCCGCTTGCTCTGAATCTCCGCCTCCTTCTTCCACCGCTCCACATTCAACTCCAACCCGCTCCCGCGCCGCGCCATCTCCCCCTTTTTCTCGCCATTCACATTGACAACAGATGCCTTCTCAACCTCAAACTCCCTCAACGCCTCACTGTGCCACGCTAAATTCCGGAGAGCATCAGCAGAAACAAACTCGCCCGTACTCTCCATTGTCTTCAGCACTTCATCCACATCAAACCCGATCCTGTCCGTCTTCTTCCCCTGCATCGCAAGCACCCGGTTCTCAAGAGTGGACTCCATCACATCCTGAAAAACATTGCTCACGCCATGTTCCTTCCACCGCCGCTTCAGCTCGCCCAGAAACATCATGTAGGACGGAGACCCCACGCCCCCATCCTTCAGCAACCCACTCACATCAGCCGCCAGCACCTCATTCATGCTCGTCACGCCAATTTCCTCCGTTGTCGGCATCCGCCCCTCCGCCGCCCTCACCCGGATCAAATCAACCACCGGATCGGCCACACCGCTCTTAAACTCTACCTTCTTCCTCCCCGCAACCCGGGAAACACCCTGTCCACCTTGTCCATTAAATCCATCCACGCCATCACCCACAGGCCCGCCCTCTTCCCCGTCCTCGTCATACGGCTCCTCTAAAAGCACCTGCTCATACAGCCTCTTCCCGCCTTCCCCCAGCGGCATCCCCGTAACATCGTACAGGCTCACCGTTGTCGGCACCCCGGCCTGATCCTGCAACAGCCGGCCATAAGTGGCAATCGCCGTTCGGGAAAGCATCCCGTTATACTTCCCGTCAATCAAATCCGCCGCTAACTGGTCGGGACGCTCATCAAAATCCCGTGCCGCCCTCAGCGTACCAATCTGCTTCTTGGCGGAATCAAACATCCGTGCCGCCCTCATCGCGTCCACATGCACGCCCACGCCGGAACGTAACACATCCTGAACGCGATCCAAATCCCCGCTCTCCACGGCGGACGCCCAATCAGCCGCAAAAGCCGCCTTCGCCCTCTTTGCCACCAGCCTCCGGTGCCTGTCCTCCAACGCCTCCCCGCCCCGCTGAAACAGATCTTCCACGGAAGAGGAATACCGGCTTGCCGCCTCCGGCGTCATAAACTCCGGCTCCTTCACCAGCTCCCTCCGCTTGTCCAGGGCCTCCCGCCAATCCATCCCGTTATCTACATCACCCTCCGCTTCCTGCAACCGCCTGCGTGCATCCGTCAGCCCCAGACGGAAACTCTCGTCATCCTTCAGGGCATTCTCCCTGCGTATCAAATCCTGTCCCAAATCATCCACAGCCTGCCCTGCACGGGCCACCTGCCCGAACACGCCGGCCGCCGCCTGAGCCGCCGCCCCCGCCGCTTCCGGACTCACTGCCCCGGCCCTGAACCCGTTATCCCCAATCAATCCGACCTTCATAAACCCTTCCAACTATTGCCTGTTAAATCTTAACTATTACCTGCTCAACACCCTTCCCGCCGTCACCGCCGGAACAGCCGCCATCCCGAACCCGGTCAAAGAAAGGGCACTCCCGGCCACGGCCCCCAGAACCGTCCCCAAAGCCCCCATCTTGGAAGCCCGCGCCGCCTGCCTCGCCTGCCACTCCTGCAAATCCGCCTGATAAAGCGCGCTCCTCCGCTGATTCTCCCGCTGAGTAGCGGCCTGAGCTATCCCAAGCTCATACTGCTTCATCAGCGTCATCTCCCCCACACTCCCCGTCCCTGTGGACAAAAACCCGGAAACCGCCTGAGCCGCCCGCGCACTGCTCGCATCCGCATTCTGATTCATGCGCTGAAGATACTCATCCGCCAGAGCGGAATCATAAGCCCCCTGCGCCTCCCTACGCAAATTCCCCGCACTTGCCAGCCCTGCCGCCTTCTGGGCCTTTCCTGCCTGATACTGGTTCAGAGCGGACAGGGCCCCTCCGGCCAAACTCACACCATTCCCAAACAGAGAAAACTCCCCTGCATGGTCACGCATAAACCCTTGAAACCCTGTCGCACTCGTCGCCATAACAACAATTACCTATTAACCTTAACTATTACCTATTAACTATTACCTGTTAACTCTCACCTACTCTCTCAACCCAGCGTCATCTTGGTAAGCTCATTCACTCTGTCTTGAGCCCGTTGCCAATTAGGATCGCTGCTATCGAAAAACGCCTTGCTCAACTCGTGGCTCCCGCTGTAAATGGAATCAAGCTCCTGTTCGGCAGTGGCTACGGACGCCATCCGGTTCACATTCGCAAACCCGGCCTCCTTCATCCGCTCGGAAAGTCCATAAAAAAACTTCACCACCTCCGGATTATTCCGCAACTCCGGCATATTAAACACACTGGCATCGACGCCGAACTCTGCCGCCAAATTGCACAGCGTATTATTACAGGCTTCCATCACGGCCTTGAACTTATTCCCGTAAGTCTGTTGTAACGTCTTTAACTGATCATTGCTGGAATCTACCCGTGCCTGTTCTATCTGGGCTTCCGTCTCATTAATAAAAGACTGGACATCTCCCATCACGGCAGACAAAGCCTCAGCCTGAATTCCCGCCTTGTGCGCCGCCGTGCGGGCGCGCTCAAAAAGCTGGTAATCCAGACTCTCAGGCTCCACCCCTTCAAACAGGTTTGTCGCATACTCCGCCAAATCCGGCAAAGCCGCAGGACTGGAATCACCGTTGCCCGGAACCGGAGGAACCGAACCTGTAGGAGCTGTCCCGCCATTGCCCGAAACCGGAGGAACCGAACCTGTAGGACCTGTCCCGCCATTGCCCGGTGCCGGAGGAACCGGACCCGTAGGACCTGTCCCGCCATTACCTGGTGCCGGAGTCCCCGTACCATTCTGTCCAAACACTACCGGCTGAGTAGCCCCAGCCCCGCCATTGTTGTTTTGTTCTACTTCGCTCATAACAAAAAACTATTAACTATTCACCATTAACTTTTAACTGCAACTCACTCCCGGCTTCTCTCCCAGGCAAGCCTGAACGTCATCCACACCAGCCGGAAAGCATCCTGCCTCATGGCGTCCAATGGATTCCACTCGCCATTAAAAAAACGAAAAGCCGCCTGATTAACCTCGAACTCCCGCTCAAACCACTCCTGCATGGCCTTCATGCTTGCTTCATCCAGCCTCCCGAAAGCATCCGTCAGCAACTGCTTGACCCTCTTCTCTTCGTCCTCTTCATTAAAATCCAGTAAATCCATAATCCTTTCCTTCCATTAAAAATCACTGGACCATTTCTTCAGGTGCGCCGCCCTGCTTCATCTGCTGGACATACGCCATCACCTCCTTCATGCGTTCTTCCTTCTTCTCGTCATCCTGAATAAACTTCTCAGGAACGCCGCCGTTCCTCACTACCTCCTGAGCTGCAAAATTCCAATCAAACCGATGCACGACCGTCGGATCAAACTGCGCCATCCTTGCCACAACCTCCGTTGCGGACATAATCCCCCCGCTATGCACCTGCTTCATCAACTGAATAAACTTGGAATTATAAACCACCTGCGGCAGGGCTTCAGGATTGAAAATCTCTCCGCCGTCAGAATCTATCAATAACAATTCCTTCGGCACATTCTCCCTGTCCAGCAACCGGGCGCGGAACATCAGCGCAAACACCCTCAGCATCACCGGACGGGAATCATTCAAATGCTGGAAAAACGTAGGACTGAAAGCCCGCAACTGCTCATCAAGCCGCGCATTCACCTCTGTTGCCGTCATTTCTCCCTTATGTGCGCCGAACAAATCCAGCACATCCAGATAAAAAGCGGACCTCACCACCTGCCGGTCCTGCTCCATCTCCGCCATCAACTCACTATACTGCCCCACCGTCGCCCACTCCTGAGGCAACTGATCCGTCCCCTTCACTGGCGTTTGGCCGCCCGGCCTCAAATTCACGCGCCCCACAAGGTCCGCTGAAGTCTTCACGCGCGGAAAAGCCTTCAGCTCGCCCAACAGACGGATCACCCGCTTATTATACTGCAAATGTAAAATCTCCGGCCAGCACAACCGCGCCGGAGCAATCCCAAACTGATTTCCCCACTTCAAAAACCGGGAAACCATATACGGAAACTCTTCAAACCCGCCTTCCTCAAGAACATGCTTATCCGTTTTCTCCACATACATGGAAAAACACTCCATTTCCGTCAAGGGATCATAACGATCCTTCTTCCCGACCGCATGTAAAATTGTAAACTTCTTCTTGTGCCGCTCTACCTCATCCCCGTAGGCTTCCTTCATCCCTTTGCTCAGTCGATCCGCTCCGCCGAAAAACTTGACAGCCTGAGCCGCCGTCCACTCAAAACTGCGAATAAACATGCACGGCATCCCTAAATCGTCTTCGGCAAAAACAAATGAATCGAACGGAACATAGCTGAACACCAACTTGTTACTATTCGTCATCCCGCAATAAAAAGCTCCGGTTCCCAACCCGCACCTGTCAAGAAGAGCCTGCTGATTAACCGTATAAAAATTACTCTCGGTCAAAGCCTGATAAACCCGCTCCGCGCAATCCCCCAGCCACTTCTTCACGCGGGAAGAAGCCTTGTTGTCCAGACCAAGCGTGGAAGACGGCTCATAGGAAAACCAAATCTTTCCGGGGTCGAAAAGAAAACTCTGATGCGCCGCCGCCAGACGTTCATTCGCCCGGACAGCCGTGGAATCATGTAAATTCTTCAGGTCCACCCCCATCCATGAAAACTTGCTCTCCAACTCCGTAGGAGAAAAAGGCAAAACAAACTTCCTCAGCTGGTCAGCCCAGCTCTTGGCATCCTGCTTCTCGGACTTCAGCCCTTCATAAAGATCAACAACCCCTTCAGCATCCATAAACCCCATTCCCTACTAACTATTCCCTCTTAACTATTACCTGCTACCTATCCGCCATCAGCCCAGCGTCTTCCGGTAACTCGCTCCTGCCGCCTGACCAAACACGGAACCGCCGTTACCCTTGGCCGTAAACGTCTTATCCATCCCATAACGTTTCTTGGCACGCGCCTTGACGGTATTCTCTCCTGTCTCAGACGTATCAATCACCTCCGGAGCCTTAACTACTTCCTGTTGTTTTGGCATTGGAGCCGCTTTCGGACTAATAAACTTTCCCATGCGCGCACCATCCCACGCCTCCGAAAAAAAAGAGTGGGTGCAAATGTCACACCCATTCCAAACAGCACGCCTCTCGCAACCGTCAGGGCATCTCCGCAACGCCCAAATCCCGGCTCCGCCAATCATCCCCCCTCAACTGCTCCATGCCCACAATCGAACTCGCAAACCCCTCAATCAACCCATGACAGGCAGCTTCGATAAACATCCGGAACGCATCCGCAAAATGGGAACAATCGTCATGATCAATCCTCCCGTTCTCGTCCGTCCGGTAAGACTCCATACAATCCAGCAGTCCCGGCAAACCATCCTCGCTCCCGTCCTCTATCCGGTCCCCGCACCGTTCATGCCAGACGGTAGTGGGCAAAAACGCCCTCACCTCGCTGATGGACAGCCACACGCTCCCAGTCTTCGGCACCACCTTCACATTCTGCCTTCCGTTCTCCTCCAAAGTATCCTTGGCCGTCTTCCGGTCATTCGTTGTTGCGTGCCCTCCGTCGTGCGGTAAAAGATCACAATAAGTCTTAAACCCGACCACCTTCTCAAACGACCTCACCTTGATCAGCATATCCAGCACACAGGACTTCTTCGCCTGAATCCCGCCGACAACGCGCGTTTCACCGCCCACCTTCTGGAAAAACACCACTGCCATATGGTCCGCCACGCCAATATCCCAGGTGCAATAAACCGGCGCATACGGATGCACCACAAACCGGCTCCCGATGCGCCCTTGCCTTCTCAACTCCCGGAACTGGACGCAATAAATGGCATCATCCCCAATCGCGTCAAAAGCCTCATCCGGAACGCTTGGATACTCTTCATTAATATTGAAATCAGACTGTCCGTTCTTCCACTCCCACCACAGCCGCGCAGACTCCGGCACATCCACGCCATGAATCTCCTTCAATCTCGTAAAATACTCGACCGTCTCATCCTTGAAAACATGCCCTTCCGGCACCTCCAACTGATAACGGCTCTCCTCATACCACGGGAAAAAATGAAACCGCCAGTCCACAGGCAGAAGAGGCTTCCCCACCTTCCTCATGGCATCCCGCATCAAATTGTAATTCACGCCGCTCCTGCCGCCTTCGTGCGTACTCTCCACGACGATCCTCCCGCTTGTCGGCACCGCCTCAAACCCGCCGTTCACTACTTCCTTTGCCCGGTCCGGAAACCTCTTTGCCATCTTCGCCAACTCGGAAACGTGCATAAACTGCAACGTCCCTCCACGAAACGTATTATCTGTATAAACAGCAGACCCATTCCTGAAGGCCAGCTTATTGGATGTCGCCGTTGCCGGAACAAGGGAACCGTCCTTCTTCTCCACGCCGATCCGCCGTTTTTTCTGGTACATCAAACCAGCAATCACACGCCGTTCCCTGTCTGCCCCTTCTGGTACGTAATCCAGATGATCCCACTGGAACCGTACCGCCATCAACTTCTTTTGACCCTCCGGAAGCCTCCAATCAATAATGGCCGCCGTCTTGTTCTCATGCCAGAAAACGAAATCAGCAATCAACACGCACATCAGCGTGGAAAGCCCCAACTGCCGCGCCTTCAGGATCGCATTGCGCCTATGTTCATTCGCCAAAAACTTCCGTTGAACCTCATTAGGACGAAACGGAACAACACGGCCATCAACATCCTTGATCCAGTAAAGATGCTCCAGACGCCAATTCCTGTTATTCAGCCGCAGCTTCCAATAAGCCAGCGTCTCCTGATACCTCTTCTCCGCCTGATCCATAATCCCCTGTTCTTTCCTCTAACGTTCCTTCAAACAAATCTTCAAAAAAGCTTCCCTGTAAATTCACATCACGCTTCTCCGGCGCATAATCCCCCATCATCTTATTATCCAGATCGAGAGCCTTCATACGTTCCGCATGAGTTGGAGGCATCTCAAACAAAAAATCACGATGAGAAATAAAAGCCTTCCCCCGCGCAATCTCGGCAAGAAGAAGCCTCTTCTCCTGCATGGTAAGGCAATTCTCATCATGAAGCCTCTGCCTGATCTTCGCAATCTCTTCCTTGATGCCCGGTTCTTTCTGCTTTCTGGAGGCCGCCGCCTGAGCGGACTCATTGCTCTTGCACTTAAACCCGGCTTCGATGTAGGCTTCATAAGCCATTAAGCCGGAAGCGCAAAACTCGCAGAATCTATAATCCCTCTCACTTAACATTTCTTAACAAATCATTACCTCTTAAACACTTGCATCAACAAAGCAACGCATCCTTCTTCCCCTTCCCGGCCCCGGAAGCCTTCTCCTCTCCGGCCTCTCCCGGCTTCCCTTCTTCTCTTTCTTCCAACTTCTTCAGGACATCCTTCAGAGCTGCCGGATTATCCATCAAAGCCAACCTTGCCATAAGGCCATCAAACTCTCCCAGGCATCGCTTCATCACGCCCTGTCCCTTATCCGTCAGCTTGTACACATACTCCACCTGACCATGACCGGACGACCGGAACGGCCTCATCTCCACATCCCGAACCTGCTTCAAACGTTGAAGAATCTGCCTGACTGTACTCCGGTCATACCCCGTCTCCGTGGCAATCACCATACACGTCTGTTCCCGGTCCGCAAGAGAGACCATAACCGCCAACTGACCTTGATTCAGGGCGGCCAAATGCGTCCGCCTGAAAAAACCGCGTAATGCCTGCAACAAACTATCCATGCCCACCCTGTAACACAAACCGCCAAGAAAAAAATAGAGGCCAATTAGCACCCCTCTCCCGGAAATGAGGAAAAAAATAAAGAGAGAGAGCATCAAAAACCGGACAACCAACGCCCCTCCAACCACATTACAAACGTCTAAAAACTCTCCTATTCTAACCCATAAATGGATAAATCCTGATATCGGAGCATGCGGGAAATCATAACTTCATGACGCCCAGACAACCGCAAAAACACACACTGCGGAAATCAGTCGGAAACCCGTCAGAAACCCACTGGAAAACCGCACAAAAACCACAACCGCCATTCACCTCTTCCGGGCCCTGCTTGCCGCTCGCAAAGCCCCCTCCGGCGGCTTCACTCCCGCCAACCTGAAATTGACAAAATCTGTGTGTCATACTATTATTTTATTCCCTACCATCGTTTATTATATTCGATTTCTCTACTAACCATAAATATTACAAACAGAACGATGAAAGATACTCTGGCAAGCCAGTTATTGAAACTAACTGTACTCATAAAAACTACCACATCGTCACAAGTAAATTCTTACGGAACCGGATTCTTAGTAAGAAAAGACGGATTCATCTTTTTAGTAACAAATAAACATGTCATTGAAGGATCTGAAAAAACATACATAAAATTTTTTGGACAAACAGATTTTGTCCTCATATCAGGACAATTTGTACCAAGTGACGACTATGATATTTCTATCTATTTTTTAAACAAAGTACCTGATACAGTAAAATGTATTTCAGAAGAATTCATACCTTCAGAAAAAGATATTGAAGAACTGGATGCTATTGAAGACATTATATTTATTGGATACCCTACTGGATTATATGATCAATACAACCACTCTCCTATTGTAAGAAAAGGAATTACGGCCACTCCTTTATCTTTGGATTATGAAAACAAATCATTATTCCTGATAGATGCTTCCATATTTCCGGGAAGTAGTGGAAGTCCTGTTTTTCGAATATGCAGCAATAATATAACGATCACCTCAAGAGGTATGCAAAAAATAGTAACACACTTTCTTTTACTCGGAATAATTGCAGAAGGATATATACAGGGCCAAAAGAAAGAAATTTGTTTATCACCGAATATACCAGCACCCCCTGTTATCCATCGTCAGATGATTGATTTAGGAGAAGTTATAAAAACAAAAGAAATCATAAAACTCATAGAGAATTATATAAATTTTCATACAACAGTTGAAACCCGTTAAAGGACCATGCAACGAGCAATCATCACAATCACAGTCTTAATCATCATTCCGCCCTTGCATACCTCGTTGGAGGACGCAACGGTTTAATCTGCCTTACAGTGGCTTTCTGTTCTCCCTCATGCACTATGGGAAAAAATGGTGGGATAAAAAATGCCAACAACGCATGGAGAAAAAGGTTAGACAACAACTTGCTCAAGCACCTGTACTCACCACATTCCTTACTATTCCCGGCATGAAAAATCCCTTATAGAAATACTTCGAGTAAAAAAGAGAAATTTGAAAAAGCAATCTCTAATCTATATGGAAGAAGTTCTAAAAAATTCCTTGTCCTTCATCATTGTATTCGTCTTTCCGACTTTAATTGGACTCATCGTAATTACTCATAAACACAAACAACCCTTCCCAAGAAAAGCTCTCTGTCCGCTCATATGCACAGCAGGAATAGCCCTAATGTACATGATGCTGTGTATAACAAACGTCATTCAGCCTGACCATATATCTAAACCTCTCTTCATCATCTCCTTAATCATATCTGGAGCCATCTTCTTCATCCCTTGGATGATTGGCTCGTATTATTTACTGCCCGGCATCCTCAACATCATCGGACATATTATTCAAGGCATAGAAGAATTTTGGAAACAAATCACACATCCTAAATACTAGACAATGAACAACCTTCTAAACATTTCCCTTTCCTCCATCGTACTGTTTTGCATCTTGTTATTTTCCGCATATGTGCTTTGGAAAGGACTGGAATCATGCATTTCTGCCTTCCAGGACGGCTCCAAATACCCAAAATACATTGCAACAGCCTTTATAATCTTTGGCCTCTTTCTAATGTGGATAAATCCGGTCTTTACAGTTTTGCTTTTGTTAATTGTAATAACAACCATCACTACTCTGACAAAAATCTACCGTCTCAAAACAGCAAAGCTCAAACATAAAAACTCCAAAAAAACAATCTAATAACCTCCACACAACTCATAACTCCTTCTTGCCAACATAGAAAAATCAAAAATCTAACAAATAAATATTGCCATACAGCGCAACAAATGCTAAATCCAATTCATACCAACAAATCAAAAATATACCTATAAACTACCTCTCTACTGCTACTCTGTAACAAAATAAAAAACGGATGATCAATATTTCTGTTGACGGTGTTAACACCTATGATAGCATGATCGCATGCCAAACATGCCAGACCCAGACAAACATTTGGTCGGAATACGCATGCCCCGAACACTCTACAAGCGTCTTCAAAAACTTGCTAAACAACGGAAAATTACACTAAAAGACCTCATTTTAGAAATTCTCAACAGAGAAACAATCAACACCATACTCACCCCTGAAGATTATGAGCAAATTGCAAAAGAAACCCGGCAAGCCTCAGAACGATACAAAAACCGTTAGTATTCGCATGCCACGGGAATTACATCATAAAATACTAAACACCAGTAAAAAACAAAACAGAACAATTTCAGGACAATGCGTTTTTTTTCTAAAACAGGTGTTAACACCTTTAAAGGAAGAATCATGAAATTCTTCTCCGGCTCTATATTTTTTTTGCAAATAGGTGTTAACACCCATGACTACGGAAGAACTCAACGCCCTGGCAGACCTTGTCACAGAAAAACTCTGGGACAAATTCGCCGTCATTGGTGCCGCCAGTATCTTCCGGGCTATGCAATCCCAGCCGGAAACAACCCATCCGGCCCCGTCCGTGGAATTGGATGACTACATCTCCACAGAACAAATCACGGCGGAATTCCGCTGCTCCAAGCAATGGCTCTACAACCAGCGCAAACGCCACCCCCAATGCTCGCGCCTTGTCAAAAACAACCCTCACGACCAGCGCGGAAAACGCTTCTGGAGCCGGTCATACATCAAAAAAATCATCCATGAATCCACCGACCCATGAACCCCAACCTGAAAATTGACCTGGAGTGCAAATACAGCCGGCATCTCCTCAGCTTATCGCAGGAACAGCTTCAGGAAAGGCTTATCAACACTTTGGACCAGCTCACGCACTACGCCTCCCTTGCCGAATCGGAAGTGCATCAGGAAGACCCGGTATTCGGAAACCTCCTGTACGCCCATCTTATCAACGTCGGAATCGCGGAACAAACGGACGGAAGCGTACACCTCACCCAGCGCGGAAAAGACCTTCTCTTCATCCTTGCCTGTTATCTGGACGCCACAATCACGGAATAACCATACTTCTATCTTAAATCCTTCAATATCAATATTGTCCCTTATCCGTGAACTACTCTCCCGTACAGCATCGTTACACCCAGAGCCGGGAATTCAAATCCGCCCGCCAGTCCCAGCGCGGCATCTGGATCACACTCATGCAATACTGCACCAGCCAGGAAAACAGCGGAATCATCAAAGACTTTGCCGCGTGGAAACCTTCGGAAATCCGTAAAACCCTCAACGTTGACCCTGTTACCCTTAAACAAAAATCTCCACTCTGGCACATGGTAGGCCCGGACCTCCACATTTACGGCTACCCGCATGACAAGCAAGCCATCCTCAATAAAAAACGTCAAACCCTTGCCAGCAACGCCGGAATCCAGACCGTCCCCCGCCCAAACAGCTATTCCCCCCCGGTGCCGGAAAAAAAACCGGAAAACCAAACTCCGCCGCTCGCCTTCTGGGCCTTCCTTCGGAACACCTGCGTTATGGACGCGTGGGAAAACAAGCCTCTCAACCCCAGAGAACACGCCGCCGCCATGCAAGCCTATGAGCAAACACTCACCTGCACGGAAGCTGACTGGCAATTACTGCGCGCATGCTACCGGGGATATTACAAAAACGGCCAGACTCAGGACCACCACAACAACAAATACTACTGCCCAGCCTCACGCTTGAAATTTTACGAAGACATCATCGACGTCATCTCAAAAGCCCAGCTATGGGCCAAAGACAACAAATGGAAACCAAAAATCCAGCCGTCCGCCGCCTCTCCACCCCCTCAAAAAAACATTTCCGTTCCTCCGCCGCCAGACCGTCCGATCACGGTCGAAGAAATGCGTACCTACTTCCAAGAATTACTCAACCCTAATCATTAACCATCAAACAATCATGCGCTACTATATAAATCCGTTAAAACTCAGGCTCGCCCGCACATGGATATACAACGACGGCGAACAAGGTTGCTGCCGTGTTGCCGTTAAATTCGGCCTCTTCCGCCGGACATGGGGAACCTCCGGCCTCATGTCGCCCGGTGAAGCTGACCGGGAACTCTCAGCCATGCAACACGCCCTCTACCAAGGAGGATATTGGCCGCTATGGTTCTATCTGCTCTGTTGCGGAGCCTATGTCTTCACGGCAATACAACTCCTTTACAGTATAACCCGTTAAAAATCAGCTTGAAATGAACATCATCCAGGCATTTGTCAACATCATGCGGAACATAAACTACTACCGCCCCAACCTTCAAAACTCCTACAAGGAAACCTCCATCCTAGCGGCCATTGCCATCGGAAAAACCACCCCTATCGACATAGAAACCGCCACCAACATCCCCCGCGATCAAATCCGCAAAATAGCAAAACAGCTCACCCAAGAAAACCTCATCATCCTCACCATAGCCGCCGAATGGCCCTACCGGACCAACTACGCCCTCACCCCAAAAGGGGAAGAAGCCACAACCAAACTCCTCAACTACAAAAACAAACCATAACAACCGCCATGTCCATGACATCCATCAAAGAACGTCCCATCCTATTCAGCGCAGACATGATCTGTGCGCTGATTCGGGAATATCAAAATCCCGGCATGTGTAAGAACCAGACCCGGCGCACGCGCAATCTGGAACGTTTTAACAATTTTCCGAAAGTCCTGACGGAAAAAGGCTGGAAGATTCAGGATTTCATCGAAGAAGAACCCGGCTTGTGGCTGGCTATTTCCAACGACGAGAGCGGGGAGTTCCCGGATATTTTTGATCCGTGGGTGAAGTGTCCTTATGGGAAGGTAGGTGACCGCCTGTGGGTACGGGAGACATTTTGTTATAAGCCCAATATGGATGACCAGTACTGGTATCGGGCATCATCCCCTGATGTACGGGCCATTGGTCATGATGGATATGGATTGTACCGAAAGGATGGGAGTGAGAGGTCTCCGTGGATTTCCAGTGTTCGCATGCCCCGGAAAGCTTCCCGGATTTTGCTGGAAGTTACGGAAGTTAAAATTGAACGACTCTTGGAGATTACGCCGCATGAAGCGCAAATGGAAGGCATTGAATGCGTCTGGCACGATGAAGAAACCGACGCCTGTTTGTGGAAAAATTACACGGGTGAATCCACAGGGTTTGCTTTTGCCCGGGTATCTTTCATTTCTTTATGGAATAAAATAAAGGGAGCGGGTGCCGCCGCGCAGAATCCGTGGGTGTGGGTGATTAAGTTCAAGGTTTTAACGATTAACGGAGAAGTCAAATGAAAATATCTAAATGCCCCTTCTGCGGAAAGGAACCGGAAACTCGATTCTATAGCAAGGAAAAAAGCCATCCTAAACTCTGGATCTCCGGCTGTCCCGAATGTGATTTATTCTCAGGCCCCACAGCGGCCAGTCAAAAAATCTCACAAGAAGACTGGAACAATCTTATCGCCAAATTTCCCCCTATCATGCGGGTGCAGGCAGGAGATAAAATTTTATACAATTCATGCGATGATGACTATTTAGCAAAAGTTAATGATATGTGTAGAGATAAAAACAATGACGTATATCTTAAAGTGGTAATTCTGGATAGTGGTGATGAAGACGATGTAGAGGCACATCAGATTATCAGATGGCCGTGGGAACTCGAACAAAAGGGAGAACAGGAGCAATGAATACTAAACAAATATCTAAAAAGAAAAAAGCCGTCAAAAAGAAGAACCTGACCGTTATGGAGAAAGTCCCCCGGAAAAGTTACATATTGCGCAAGCGGAGAGTTCTGGCCCGGTTATGGGCGCGCGTGAATGAGATTGAAGGGAGCGTGCCGAAGTCTCTGGAAAAAGCCGTGGAAATATCCCGGCAGTCCCGGAGGTGGAGAAAGAGGCTGGCTCCGTTTACCAAGCTGAAGGCAACGGCGTTTCCGACTCACGCCCTGATTGTGGATTGCTGGGGGAAAGAGGTTCTGTTCGGGGCGGGAACCCGGAAGAAGATGGAGGCATTTATAGATGGCTCCGAGTCAATCCGAGTCGCCGGGTACAAGATGGTTTGCCTGAGTGATTTGATAGATGGAAAACAGCAGGTGGATACGATGAAGTTCGTGCAAGGAAGGGAGGAAGCATGAATGATAGATGCTATAATTGCACCAATTGGAGCATATTTGACGGGATTTGCTGGTGTCCAGTAAGCCCCCGCAATTTGCAGGAGGTGGACGGAGATACACCAGCCTGCGAAGGATTTGAACCAGAACATGAAGACGAAAATGAAGAAGACGCCTGAACAGAAAGCTTTTTGCGAGTACGGAGAAGCCCGTGGACTCCTCAAGGCACGGATTGCCAAATGCCGACGTGATGCACGCTATGTTTTCGGAAGAAATTATCAGTGCCTTTATTCAGCAGAAAAGAAAAATCTTTGGATTACAAGTGACCTCAAATCCTACATTAAGGATTACCGCCAGAAGCAGGCCGCGTGCAGGGCGTGGGTGCCCTTTGAGAAAAGAGTATGCTGGAATTGTTGTTATTGCAAAGAATCAGCAGATTTCCAGCTTTGCAAGAGTTGCATAATTTTCAATAGCTTTGCAAGTGTCTGTAATTGGGAGCCGAGAAAGGAGAGCCAGAACAATGACTGAGCGGGAAAAGGCTTTTGAGAAAGCAAGAAAGATTTACGCCCTTGTTCAAGAGGGGGTGGATGGAGAGAAGGAGTCCGCAAGGGTGGCTTTTGAACGCATTTGCCGGGCACACGGTTTCGGCGAGGATGATTTCAATGATGAAATTATCGGCGAATTTAAAATGAAGTACAAAAACCAGATGGAAATGCGTCTGGTTGCCCAGATTGCGGCTGTGTGCCGAGGTTCTTACGGCTCCTACGAATACAAACCTTATTTCAAAACAGTATATTTAAAGGTTTCCCGGAAGGATTATGTCAGGGCGATGATTATGTATGATATGCTGTTGCCCTATTTCCGAAAGGAGTTCAAGAAGGGCAATGACAAGTATAAGGAAAATTTGAAGTATTGGGCTGATGCTGAGGTGATCGGCGAACATGGCGCGAGATTTTGCATTTTGAGGCGCAAACGAATCAAGGCCGAACAGGCCCGGTTCCGAAAGAAGTTCGTCTCCGCATTTATTCTGGTCCATGATTTATATCCCAAGAAGGAGAATGGGGAGGATGCGGATGATGAGGATTGGGATAATGAGCAAGGCCAAAAGCTGATTGGCAAGCCCGGAGGCGAAAAGAAAGAGGCTCCTCAGAGAGTTGATATGGAGAAGATAATGATTTCCATGGGAATTACCAAGATGGAAGTGAGGGATAGAGTCACCAATGGAGAATTACCAGAATGAATACCGAGTATATGATACATCAGAAGAAGCATGATCCCTGCCGCCGCTACCGCAAAGGAGACATCGTGCGCGCCCGGTTATACGGGCGCGGGTTCCTGTGGGCTAAGGATGGTCAGATTTTCCGCGTGGCGGAAGATGAAAAAGACGGAGATCCTGCTGTGGTCATGGAGACATGCAGTGTTCATACGGGAAAGCCTGTCCACCTTTCCTACGCTGAAATCGAACTGGTCAAGCCCATCGAGGAGAACAGGCCGTTTGAACTGCACGTGGCAGACGCGGTATATAGGATGGTTAACGATCACAAGGTGATGGAGCGGCCGTTTGTAAATGCTTACGGATACCCTGATGATCAGCATCTGGTTATCCAGATGAGGTACGTGCCAAAAAACGGTTTTCAGCGACGGCTGGCAGACACGCTGGATAGCTGGCAGTCATACAGCCTGAACAAGAACGACATGGAAGTGAAGTGGCGTGAAACGGATGGAAGGGAGGGTTTTTTAAGCAATGATTAAAGATAAATATAATATCTGGGAGGAGTTAAGCGGGTATGTGTATGTTGTTAGAAGAGAAGATAATGCACCTGTTGAGGTTGAATTTTTCACTCGGTTGAATGCAAGGCTGTATCCAGATCACAAGCAGATAATCGGCGAGATATGTGATTTGTTGAATAAGGAGGCCGGGAAAGGAGAGCAAGAAGGAGGCGGGAGAGAGGAAGGGGCGAAATAAAAAAAACTTTAAACTCTAACAAGACTTAAGTTCATAACATAATCAACAAAAATTCTCTGTATTTCTTTAAAACTACGAGCGTAAGTATTATCAAATATATACTCTTTATTTATAACAAACCCTCTATTTCCAACACCTTCTTTTTGATTAACTGTAGCATCCAAGGATTCCAGAATATAAAAAACTCTATATAACTTTTCTTTCTCATTTAAACCATTCAATACATTTAATGAATTAAAAATCAAATCCACATCAATATTATTACCAATGATTTTTTTAATAACATTTCTATTAAAACAACACAAATATATAGCAATAACGGATAAAATTTGATCAACTTCACATTCTGAATATTGCCAATCATACAATGAGATACTTTCTAAAACCTTTGCATATCGAGCAAAATGTTCTACATCTCTTAAAGAATGTGAATTAGTTGTTAAGATATACTCAATAAAATCAAAAGCGAGATTCCCAAATATATTTGGCATCTTTCCTTGCTTCCTCAATTCAAACAAATAGCGGCGGGACACAGACATCTTATCATAATAATAAGGTAACGATACAACAATTTTTATAAATTTATCCATATATCTAGATATATCTGATCCATTCCCATAAACATGAGAAATGGCTGCTCCTAATTGTCTCATATTTGCGACTAATAAAAAACTCACATTGGGAACCTCAAACACATGTTTAATCTTCTCCAATAAGGTAATGGAAAAATCCGGACGGCAACGATCCAACTCGTCAACAACAATAATCAGCCTCTCATCCTTGGCAAGTTCAGCAAGAATACTCTTCAACGCTTCAATATTGCTGTTAGATTCTTCATACTGCTGTAAGGAAGCATTCACTATAGCATCCACCCCCTCTTCCGCAGACTTCTTAATAGCATCCGATACCTCTTCTCCAATGCTATCTGCGTTCTGCTTCAAAAGCACACCAATGGCGGCTTTTGCTCCAATCTTGAGGCAACTCTTTGCTACAGCTATACTGGCACTTTTCCACTTTTGATAACGCTCCGACGTATCACCATTCCCTTCTTTATTCTTTATAAAACGAGCAATATTGCCAAGCAACATCAGCAACGGATCATCCCCATGATCTTCCGCAAACGCATCAATGTACAGACATTGACACCGTGAAATACTCTTATTCGTCCCACCTTCTTTGTTCTGATCAGCCCTGATCAAATTAATCAATTTATGACAAAACTCCGTTTTCCCAACTCCCCAATCTCCATCAAGCACCATTGGAGAAAACTGATCATCCATTAGCAACTTCACAATCTGCTCTGCAATTCTCCTCCTCTCAAACTCATCCCTATACTCAAACGTCAACTCATCATTGCTCATATCCTCAAAAAACTAAAATTCTTTCTAAAGTCAATAAAAACAAATAAAATGAATGACTACGACGCCAGAACAGAAACCCTCCTCTACTACACTGAATACTGCCAAATAGCAGGTCTTTCCATTGCTCCAGAAAAACTGCTCTACGACGATATACAAAAAGCCATGACTCCTAATGGCGTCTGCATCTGGACACCAAACCTAGTCTTCTTTGCATGGGAAACAGACAACAAAATACTTTGGATAGAGCATGCTATAGGCTACCTTTCAGACCTCCGACCATTAGCAGAATCCTACGGTCCCGAATGGACAGTCAGCTATAAGCACCGCAACAAAATCCGCACTCAAAATATGCATCGTTTACTAGAAATACTGTAATGGATTTTATGTAAATTATTGTGTAAATATATAATAACTCATTTAATATAAAATGCAATAATATTCTACCGCGTACCACTTCCCCTTAAAATCCTGTCCCTTCCCGGACGGGATTTTTTATGGCGCCGTTTCCGGGAACAGAGCGCACGCAGGGAATGGGCAACAAAACTTAAATGACGTGTTCCGATACGATAAGAAGAACGCTTTTCCACACCGTAATTTTTGATGCTCAAAAATCTTTTTTCAACTTTTTTTGAACATAAGCCCCCTCTCAGGACGCTAATGGTAGGAAGGAAAAAGAAGGCCCCAGCCCTTGAAACCTTCCCCTGATGAAAAACTGACATTAAGCCCGGCGGAAGTTCCCCTTCCGCCGGGCTTGTTTTATCCGGCTCCGGCGTTCCACGGGCCGGGGCCGTTACCGGGAAGTCAGGCGGTCATACAATTCATTGGCGTACTTGTGATTGGGATGGTTCACGCTCATGTATGCCTCATAGAGAGGATGGGAGGGGTCCGACTCCATCCGCATGGCTTCTTCAGCCGGGGAGGGAGCGGCTGATCCCTCCTGATGGAGGGGCGCCTCATCCAGCAGGCGGGAGACCTGATACAGCAGGCGGATGACGTCCGGATTGGAACCCAGGGCCGGGTTGTCCAGAAGGGCATCCGCATCCACACCCGTTTCCGAGGCCAGGCGCTGAAGGGCCGCCGTGGCCCTGCCCATGTTGCGCTCGTAGCTGCCGCCCCATTCGTTCTGCAGGGACTGTTCAGCCTGGGTTTCCTGTTCCATCTGCTGTTCCTGCACCTTTTCCCTGGCCTCCTGGTAGGCCTGCGCCATCGTGTCCTGCAGGGCGTTCATGGCTTCCGGAGGAACACCGTAGCGATAGGCGGCGCGGGCCATGCGTTCCGCCAGTTCAGGGTTCCATTCCTCTTCCGGCATGGTTTCCGGACGTTCCAGACGGTAGTCTTCTTCGGAGTCAGGCAGGCCGGCCATTTGGCGGAAACGCGCCATTTGTTCTTCATTATCCACCCCGGGATAACGCCGCAGGCGTTCCAATTCCGTGTAGCTCCGGGCCAGGGCTTCCGGAGTCTTGAATTTGGCCAGGGATTTTTCCGTGCCTTTCAATTCCTCAAACCGGGAATACCATTCCGGAACAAAGGAACCGTCTTCTCCCAGCAGGCCGGACGAAGTGGGGGTAGCAGAAATGGAGTCGGCAGAGGATTCCGCCTCAAGGGGCGCGGCTGAGGAAAAATCCGCATCCCCGGCGGGTGCGGCGGCATTGGTGTCTATGGAATCAATCATTTTTATTTTCTGTTGTGGATTCTTTAAGGGCTAGCTGGAGCTGGCGGCGGATGTACAGGAATACCTCCCTGTACGCATCGCGCCTCATGGCGTCCAGGGGGTCGTAATTCCCCGGACTGCCTTGAAAAACGGGTAAATCAGTCTGGAAGCGGGCTTCCAGAAAGGAGAGGGCGTCGCGGCCGTCCGGCGTGTCAAACACGCGGAGGAGCTGCCGCCTTTTAAGCCGGGCCTCCTTCAGGGAGGCCTCCTGCTGCAAGATGGTATCCTGGTTCATTCCTGAATGGCTGTTAATTGGCTGAGCAACGGATCAAGGGAGGCGTAAGGGTCTTCCCCCCCGGCAGGTTCCTGCTCTCCGGACTGCTGCAACGCCTGGCGCTGGCGCCGCGCGGCCTGAACGTCCGCCCAGGGTTTCAGCATGCTTTCCGGCGCACCTTCCACCCGTGCGGACAGGCGGAAGCAGGCATCCCAGTCCACATGGTCCGCCAGCTCCGGAGCCGCCTGCATCATCATGTTCAAGCGCTGCAGGCTGCGGTCCATGCCTTCGTTCTGCAAACGCCGCAGCACCAGGGCTATTTTGGACTGGTATACCACCCTGGGTTCCCCCACCCGGACGGTGCCGTCCCGCCCCTCCCTTAGAACAGCGCGGGGCGGCCTAGGGAATTTGCCCATGCGGAACAGGAGGGAAAAGATGCGCGCCATGGTGGAATACAGGTCGCTCACGAACAGGGTGAAAGACGGGGAAAACATGAGCACGCGCTCGTTTTCCCGGGCCATCACTTCCGTGGCTGTCATGTTGCCGTGATGGCCGCCCCACAGTTCCAGCATGGGCAGATAGTAGGCCCGCTTGATGGCCTCCTGCTTCTGGGCCAGGCGGTCCATCCCTATGTCGTACCTGCCCTGCGTGGCCCATTCCCGCGGCAGATGGAGGGAGGCGGCCTCCGGCGTAATCACCGTTCTGCCGCCGGCCCTCAGGTCCACCTCCCCGATCTGACTGGCCAGTTCCAGAATGCGGGGGAAGGCGGCTACCTCTCCCAGCGTGTCCAGAATGCGGTTCAGGAACTGCGCCTGCTGGATGGCGGGAAAAACCAGCCTGCCGGGAGCCAGCCCGTACGGGCCGTTTCCCCATTTCAGGAACCGGGTGACCAGGTACGGAAATTCCATGTATCCCCCT